TTCTTGTACTGAATGAGTATGTAGGTCTGCCATTTTTCTTCCTCTCTAAGCTATGACAAAGCGTGAATGAGATCGTGCTTTGGTCTAATTATTTTTTTATTTTCTTGGTAACTTTTTTAACAGCCTTTTTTACCATAGATGGTTCTTTATACTCAGAGTCATCGCTTTCACTCATAACTCTTACATATCCTTTAACCAATAATGCCTCTAGTTTTTCAGGGTGTTTTTTAAAAGTACTCTCTTCTATTCGTTCAACTTTACCAAGATTAGGTTTTTTAAAGTATTGTATCATATTATTCCTAGTTTAACTAAAGGGGGCGTTATGCCCCCAATAGTTATGAGTAATACTGAGTATTAAGCTACGTTAGTAAACTTAACGCCTTTTTTATTATCAGAATCGTCAATTAATTTGACTCCGTATAACAAATCGGAAACTACTTTAGTTCCCAAAGCATCAATAGAATACTCTGATTGAACTCTAACTTCTTGTTGAGAAGCAAAAGCACACGCACTTTTGTGAAAAATAGCACCTGGAATTACAGAAGCATTTCCACCAGTTGCTACAGTATTTGACATATATACGTCAATTCCGTAAAGTGATCCAACCATACCTGAGCGTAGTCCACGATTCCCCTCACCGACAGCATCATTACGAATAAAGTATTGAGCTATACCAGCAGATGGGTTAAGTATATCTGCAAATAGTGTTGGGTTTACAACCATAGCACATTCACCATCCATATAAGGGATGTCTGCTTCACCTAGCGTTGCAAGAGCAGATTCAAATACGCCAGCAGTTAAAGTATCGTCAGCAGAAAGAGCTTGAGATTCGTTTAAGCCATCTAACTCTCCCCATATATCCGTATCTACTTGACGAGCAAGAGCCTCACCCATCATTCTTGAATACTTAGCAACTAAGTCAGCTTCAGATTGGATTAATGCCACATCTTCAAATAACTTTGCAACGTATTTGTGGTTAGTAAGTGCAAGTTGAGTAGTAGTGGTTGCAGTTGCATCATAAGATACGTCTGAACCAGCACTCTTAGCCGTAGCAGTAATAAGACTCATTTCTGGAATATTAATTGCATCTCCATAGCCTTTACTACTTACTAAAGCAGAATAATCATCTACCAATCCCCTGAATACAGTTTTGCGTTCAAAGTATTTATAGATTCCGTCTGCCCAAATTTCTGGAATAAAATGTTGATCTGTAGTCGTTGTTACTGGACTACCTTGATAATGTTTAGCCATTTATTTTACCTTTTTATGTATGACTCCAGTATCGCACCCCAGTTTCTTCTCCTATTCACAGCATCCATATCTGTCCAATCTGTGATTGCTTGAGTAGGTACTGTTCCTTGTCTATCAGGAGGATTTACCTTGCTTTCCTCATCTGCAAACTCTTGAACAATATCTAGTAAAACTTCGGTGTCAACACTAGAAAATTTTTCTCTTTTAGATTCAGGAAGTTTAAATAAAGCAGTTTCTCTGATCTTAGCATCCATACTTTCCCATTTTTCTTTGTATGGTTTATAGTTATCTACTTCTTTTGATAGTTCAGTATTTAACTCTTGCCATTTTTCTTGATCTACGAGATCAGCTTTATGTTTTGCTTCCTCTTGTGATTTCAAAGATTGCATGGCATCACGAAGGTTGTTCCTTTCGTTTATGACTTCATTTAACCTTGAAATAGGTACATTGTTTTCGTCTTGTGTGACGGCTTCCTCTTTTACATCTGGACTGATGGACTGTTCTTCAGACATTTTTACCTCTTTAGTGAGTGGTGAATTATGCAAGAATTGCCTTGCATTAAATAGATACTATAAAGTAAGTTATAATTATAGTCTAATGCAAGAAAAAAATTACGAGTTTAAGAAAAAATGGTTTAAGTATCTTGGCTATCAACCACATAATGGGCAATTACCTTTACATTACCCTGAAAAAGTAGATAGTAGATTTCAAGTTGTTGTATGTGGAAGAAGATTTGGAAAAACTTGGGCAAGTGCTATGGAGGCTACCTATGTAGCATCTCAACCAAATAAACGTATTTGGGTTGTAGGTATGTCCTACAAAAAAGCTAGATTAATATTTAGAGAGATCTGGCAACGTATGGTTATTGGACATCCTGATGATGTAGATAAAGCATCAGAAAAAGATATGTTTATTCGATTTAAGTGGGGAACTACTGTAGAAGGTATGTCAGCAGATAACCCATCAAGTCTTGTGGGGGAGGGTCTTGACCTTTTGGTAATTGATGAGGTTGCCAAGATGAATAAAAAGATTTGGGATATGTATTTATCTCCTACTGTTGCTGGCAGAAAAGGTAAAGTTATTTTTATTACTACACCAGAAGGTAGAAATTGGATTTATGATTTATTTAAATTAGGAGCAGATGATCCTCTATGGGAAAGTCATACATCACCCTCTTGGGTTAATCAACATGAATTTCCTTTAGGATTAGATGATCCAGCAATTATAGAAAGAAAACGTAATATGTCAAAAGAACTTTTTGGTCAGGAATTTGGAGCAGAGTTTTCTGTGTTTGAAGGAAAGGTTTGGGATTTTAATAGGGGTTTAGATACTGGAGATTTTCCCTATGATGCTAATTTGCCTACTTATTGCTCTATTGACTTTGGCTTTCGTATGCCAGCCGTATTATTTATGCAAACTTATTGGGATGATGGCACAGAGCATATTAGAGTTTTTGATTGTATTTTACACAAAACCAACATTAAAACTGAAGATTTAATTAAGATGATCAAAACTAAAGGCTATCCCATTATGTCATATTATGGCGATCCAGCAGGGTCAAATGTTCAAGGTCAGTCAGGTGCTGGAGATATGGAGATATTTAGGAGAAGTGGTATTAGAATCTTATCTACTAGAGATCGTATGAGCAGAAACATTGTAGCAAGTGTTGCATACGCAAGGGGGTTTTTTGAAAGTGCTGAAGGCGTTAGAAGAGTTCATGTTGATAGCAAATGTACGGATTTAATAGAAGATTTTGAAGAATACAGATACCCTGAAAGCGAAGATGGTAAACCAGTCAAAGAAGAACCTTTTAAGGATGGAAGGCATGACCACGGAAATGATGCCTTTAGATATTTTATAACTAACAGATTTCCAATGAGAAACCAAGAAATGAAGAGGATTCAAAGATGATTAATAAGATGCTTAAAGATAAGTTGCTTGAAACTAAGCTGTTAATGTCTCACGACAGGAGAAGGGAGATTAGAAAACACTTAGATTATTACTCAGGCACTTCAACTGAACAATATATTAATGGTTATTTTAGTGGAGATGCTTTTGCAGAGATACCTCCTAGTATGACAAACTTTACAAGAAAATTTATTAATAAAATTAGTAGAATATATAGCTTAGGAGCAAAGCGTAATTTAGGTGGTGCTACATCAAGATATGAGGAGCTGATCCCTACAAAAAATGTAAGAATGAAACATTCAGAAAGAATGACTAGACTATTAGGTACAATAGCTAATCGTGTTTACTGGATGGATGGTAAGTTTGACTATAGACCTATTTACTACTTTGAAGCATATTTTGATGAAAACCCATTTACTCCTAGTGCAATTATCTATCCTTTATTAAATAATACTAGCGATCTTTCTGATGCTACAAATTTACAATGGGAATACTGGGATAATGAAAAATATGGTATTATGAATGAAGATGGTGAAATGATAGACGAGCAAGAAAACCCCTATGGCATTATTCCTTTTGCTTTTACTCACAGAGAAGATCAGGTAGATTCTTTTTTTGTTGAAGGTGCGTCAGATGTAGTTAGTTGTAATGAGCAAGTTAATATTGCTTTAACTGAAATGAATCTTGGTATGCGTTTTAATATGTTTGGACAGCCGTGGGTTACTGGACTAAGAGCAGATCAAAGTATGTTAAGAGCTGGGTCAAATACAATTCTTGATATGGGAGAAGAGGGTGCTTACAACATTACCAGTCCTAGTGGTAACATTCAAGAAGCTATAGACAATATTAAATTTCAAATAGAATTAGTTGCCTCAAATAATCATTTATGGATGCAATGGGCAGAGTCTGGTGGTGAAGTGCCTAGTGGGATTTCACTTATGATTAAAGATATGGAGCGTAAAGAAGATTATTATGATGATATTGCTCTTTGGAGATTGTATGAAGAAGATTTTTATAGAGTAGAGCGTGTAATTGCTGGATATAATGGTATTGAGTTGCCTGAAGAGTTTGGTGTAGATTTTGAAGAAATAGATTACCCTATGACTGTTCAGGATCAGATATTAAAGGATAATTTTGACATTGAAAATAACTTAATTACTAGAGCAAAAATTATGGTTCGTGAAAATAAAGATCTTACGCTAACTCAAGCACAAAAACTTATTAATGATAATAGGAAAGTCAATGAAGAAGAAGGAACTCAGTCAATCTTTAAAAAACTCAGTCAAGATGCTGGACAAGATCAATAATATAGAATTTAACCTCAAGGGAAATATTAAAGATGCTATTGCTAACCCTATAAAATGGGCAGAGCAACAAGCTAACCAAGCCATAGAAGATAATATTTCTAAATACTTAGATGCTAAAACATTAGGCAAGGAGTTTTGGGATGAAGTTAAAAATAACAACTAACTTTGATTTTAGTCAATTAAATAACAAGTTAGATAAGTTAGTAGATAAGTATGTAGAGCAAAATGTAATAGATGTTGCTGATGGGGCAAAGAAAAAAATAGACCAAAATACACTCCCCAGATTAAGCAAAATTACTAAACGCATTAGGAAAGCAGAAGGTTTGCCAGAAAACCCTCCTTTAAAAGCTACTGGCAAATTATACAATAGCATTAAACCCAAAAAAACTGCTTTAGAAATATATCAATATGGTAAGTGGCACGATGACGGAATACCAGAAATTTCAGATAAGCATAGAAAATTTATTAATACTCGCAATCAAGATTATTTTAAATCTAAAAAGAAACGAAAAGAAGTTTTTATAGAAGAATTAAGAAAAAACTTGCGTAAAAGCAAAGGATAATAGTATCTTATGGCAAAGAAGGAACAATTAGATGGATGGGATAGACGATTATTTACTGCGATTGCTAGTAGATTATCTTACGACACACGAATCTTCTCTGAAAGACTTAGACAGGAAATTGATAGACTTAGAAAAGCTGGTGTTAGAGAGCAACAAATTATTGCAATCCTCAATCAAGACCTTAACAACCACGGAAGAATTTTTGGTGAACTCAGGAACTCTGTTAAGCGAGGAGTCATTGGGGGAATTAATCAAGCGTTTCGGAGGTTTGGAGATATGGGGGGAAGCCTAAAATGGGTAGCAATTTCAAAAAACCTTTGCTCTGATTGTCAGAAAAGAGCTGGAGAAGTAGACACATGGGAAGGTTGGGAAGCTAGAGGTATGCCAGCTAGTGGTTGGAGTATCTGTAAAGAGTATTGTTACTGCCAATTAATCCCAGTACGCTTTAATGTCGAGGACAAAATTCAATTATGAAGAAATTTTCTATAGTTAACTGTATCTGTTTAAAATGTCAATGGATATGGTCGGTTTTGTCTACAGATATAGACAGAGATCAAGAATGTCCAGAGTGCAAGTCTTATGACGTTAGGACATTTCTTAAAAAAACTAATTCTTAATATTGAGTGCCTTTTCCCTGTTTATTACTTTCTGTTGCCAAGCCTCTCTTTGAGCTTTGGTTTGTCTCCCTTGTNAGGGTCTACCTATTCCAACTTGTTCTGCTCTTATCCTCCATTGCCTAGCATCCCTACGTTTTTCATTCTTATTTAGGACTTTCTTTAGCTGTCTTTTTTCTTCTATTTGAGTCATCTTTTTAGGAGCTTTTACAACCTCTGGTCTTTTAGGTAAAATTTCTATAGTATCTTCAAAGTCAGCATCCAACACTTCAACTTCTTGAATATCTGCCACTTCAGATGTGAGGAATTTTTCAAATGGACTCTTATGGTTGGCAACTTCTACTCTTTTAATTAGTTTACCTGAGTGTTCTAAGATCAATCTACCAGCTTGCACATTTCCAGCCTCTGCTTCTCGTAACATAGCATTAAGAACATTGGGCAATTTAGAGCCAAAGGTCACCATATACTTCTGATAAAAGACTTCTACAAACTCAGGGTCTTTAAGCCAGTTGTGAACTGTGGCTTTTGTTACTCCAGCTTTGTCAGCTACGTCTTGAATACGAGCCTCTGGTTGAGATACAAGCATATCTACAACTAATGCTTTTTCAGGTTTCCATTTACTAGGCAGATTAACACTCATGTGGTATATTCCTTGTGGTTATGGTATATTATACAAAACTTTATGGACTTTATACAAGATACTTTTAAAAATAAAGCACCTAAATCCTAATAAGGCACATATACTACTATAAGAGATACAAGAATAAAACGTAGTTTTATAAAGGATTTTGTTTTTAAAATTCTTTTCTAAATATGGGGTCAGGACTTTGTTTTCACGCATTTTGAGGGGAACAAGGGTAACCACATAACGCTCAAATCGGGTACGCCCTAACCCTTGTTATTGAGACTCATTCTCATTAAGTAACGCTCATAACG